GGATTTCCCATTGAAAAGATGCAGGAGTATGACGAGGAGTTCAAGAAAATGTATGATGATATGTTTTCCAAGACTTCAGAGATGGGCGTGATGGGTGCGGGTGATTTTGAGACGAGACTGAAGGCTCTTCAAAATGAACTTTCGGAGAGCAAGATAGAGAATCCTAATGGAGGTAGCATTGACCTCGTATCTTCTGGAGAACCGTCCGTACACGCACCTCAACACCCGACTACGCCACTTTATTATGATGATCCAGACACTTCAGCCAGGATTGTCATACCGGTTGTTGAAGAGGGAAGTTATGCAAGTGACACAAAAGTTGATGACGAGTGAGGTGGGGCTTCTGTGGATGCGTGATCGTGCATTCGAGAGGACTGTGCGTTTATATGGAAAGCAAGACCAGCGCACCAATGCATGGCATGCCCAGCGAGGTACAATGATTACTGCATCGGAGGTTTCCAAAGTTTGGCAGACCCCTGCATCACGACTTGAGTTGCTGCTTAAAAAGCTTGAACCGGCTGCCAGAGTAGAAACAAGTTCATTTAATGCGATTCCTGCTCTGATCTGGGGAACTCGCTTCGAGCCCGTTGCAAAGAAGATCTACGAGGACACAACTGCTTGCGATATCATCGATGTAGGTTGCTGCCAACATCCAGTCCATAAGTTCTTGGGTGCCTCTCCAGACGGTATCATCGTCCCTAGACTTGCTGATGCAGATCCGAAACGCTATGGACGCCTGGTGGAGTTCAAGTGTCCAATGAGCCGGGTTCGTAAGGATGAGATCCCGAGTTATTACGTGCACCAGATGCAGATGCAAATGGAGTGCACGGGAATTGACGAGTGTGAATATGTAGAGTTTCGATTCAAACAGGTAAATTTTACACAGTGGGATGGGAGTAGAGAGACAAAGGGGGTCTTTGCTGTCAATCAAGATGGTAAGGTAGACTATAAGGCAGATACAATTGAGCTACACCAGTGGCAGGGCGATCTCACAGAAGATCACCAATATGTGTATTGGGTTCTGACCGATATTAAGAAAGATTTTGTACCGAAGGATCCGAAGTGGCTGTCTGATCACCTTTCAGAACTCCGCGCATTTTGGGATGAGGTCGAGCACCACCGCGCGGCTGGGACGAAACCGGACTTGCCACCACCGAAGATTCCTACGATCGACGTCTAAGGATTGTCAGTCCATTATTATGCGTATACTTTGCCTCAAGCATCCACTCCGGGTGATCTGCCAAAAACTCGGTTACCGCAGGACCAAGACCGCGAATAATTTCCTCTACAGGAATACCCGATGCCACACTTTGCTTGACTGGATCATCTCCGAGTCGCAGCGTCTCTCCATTGACCTCATCCACTGTAGTATCGTGAAGGATAATAAACTTTTTTACGTGACCGTGCCAATATGCAAGTTCGCGCTTCAGGTGTCCGTACACGTGCCAGGTATCAATGAAAAGAAGATCCGTCTCCTTGAGGGGGCACTCGAGATCAGATGCCTCCTCGAATGATGCAAAGACTCCCTCTATCCGGCATTCAGTGAGAAACATATCGATGAGAGCCGACTTGTCAATATCAATCATTCTAAATGAGTTACCTTCTGTGCATTTAAGACCTGCAGCAAATGCGTATGAACTCGTGGGTGTACGAACACCACACTCTGTGATCGATACACATTGCCTTGCATATGAAAAGAGAATCGGCAGATGCTCATTGATATCAGACACAATTCGATACTTGTTTTGATACGTAGCAAAGAGCGACATTTATATACGTAGTTGACTATTTTGGATTAAATAGAACGCCAGAACTCAGGTTGTATGTGGAGATAGATCACCAGCATAAGAATCTCCATTTAGTGGGTGGTGAAAATCGTTTAGTCCATTCGTCAATTGTGAACTGACTCCCCATACTAAGATTACAGCGAGAACAAATAGGGAATAGATTGTTTACATCCGTTGCCCCGCCCTTTGACTCTGGGATGTTATGTCCGCACTGAAAATCAAACACGTTCATAGTATTCGTACACCACGAGACTTTGCACTTGTTTTGGAACTTGGGTCCAATGTGAACTAACCAAACTTGTTCACGAACTGCCTTTGGTATCTTCGCTTTTGATGCCATTAGTTCTTCTTACAGATGGCTCTTAAACTGGTTGACTTGCCATGGTGTCTCCCTGCCAAGAGCTTGACCTACATCATTGTTCTGCTTGAAATGATTGGTCTGCTGGGCATACGATGAGTCTTCGAAAGTCATTGCCCGTTTCTGTTGACTGGTGTCAATCATCTTAGACTCAGGGGGACCGCCATAAAACTTTTCCATTCCAGGAAGCACGTTCATGACAAAAGCAACAGCTACAAGAGCAAGTACGAACCAGACCCACTGCTTCATTGTTCAAAGCCTCGAAAAAAACGGATGCCTGTCTTAATAAGACGAAGACAATACAATGGAAGATAAGGCACTTGATACTCTTCGGACAATGCTTGGGCGCCGTGATCTCAATACTGATATCGAACGTATCACGACGGATAACAAGAAGATGGACAAGGTGACGCTATATACAGTCGGAACGGTACTGGTTTGCTTTAGCCAGAAGGATAAGGTGCTCGCGGGCGACATTACAAATATTCTGGCATTTGCAGAGGAGAACGGACACACCACGGGGATTGTGATCGTTGCAATGAGCCCGCCATCAGAGAATGTGTTGCGCGTTGCAAAGTCTCATGCGAAGAAGCGACTTGCCTTCTTCCACATTTGGCAGCTTCAATTTGACATCACGACCCACCGTATGGCAATGCCCCACCGCATTCTCAATGAAGAGGAGCGTACGGCGGTCTTTGATAAGTTTAAGATTTCGGATCCAGAGAACCAACTGCCGTGGTTGGATTCTCAGGACACGATGGTCAAGTGGGTGGGTGCAATTCCAGGTGATGTGGTCGAGGTGATGCGCCACTCAGATACGGCTGGACGGAGTGCGTACTATCGGTTTGTGGTCGAGGATGTAAATGTCGCACAGTAATAATGGATACGTTGGAAAGTACGTACGAGACAAAGAAGAAACAGTATGATGATCTGGTTACAGCAAATAGCCCTGCGAATTCTGAGAAAATTGCAACACTTAATACTGAACTAGCTACCCTCTTACATGATATGCTCGCACAAGTTGCAACAATGAAGGGAAATGCCGACAAGTTAGAGTCGTATCGCGATGTATTGATTAGGAAGTTAATTAGCTTTCAAAACGAGCGAACTATAATGCAGACACAAAAGGACGAATACACTGCTCTGCAGAGACTGCAGTCTCATGAACAAACCGTCTTCAACTCATCTTTCTTTTGGTACGGAATCGTCTTAGCAATTGTATTTGTGATCTTCTTTTTTACTCTATTACGGAAAGGTCACAGTGCTCCGACAATTCCTACAATGACAACCAGTGCAACCACAATGCCAGCCTTTATGTAGAGACCCGTATCATTGACAGCTGCAATCTGATGTTGATGCAACTGCTTTGACTGTGCAAGTTTATCTTGAATCGCCGGTCCCTCTTTTTTAATTTGCTGTGACTTGTCGTGGAGATCAGTGATGTCTTTATTTGTGGTTGCATATGAATCTGTAAACGTCTTTAAGTACTTATCGTTGTTATCTGTCACAGCAGAAGCCTCGCGAAGGATAGTAGCGACAATTGCCTGGGCGCCTAAATATGCGGTCTTGTAAGACTCGATTCCGTGTACCTTATACGCCGAATAGTTTGCCTTGTAATTGTTTAAGGCATTTTGAAGATTGCCGGGGAGTGTACTCATTATATTCCTGTTCCTAAAACAAAATGCCCACATCTCCATACGGACAAGTCAATCCTATCGTTCGTCGCGCAATGGTCGGCGATGCATCTGAGCACACCCGCTTTATCCGGATGTCGTCTACACTTCTCCCCTATGCGTCTCAAAACCAGTCAGCGAGTCCCAATCTTCTTGGCTGGAGGAATATGCAGGCAACTCGCGACGTTCGAGTGATTATGCCCATCCTCGGTGCGTTCAAGAGTTTTGTTCCTAACCGTTAAACAATGGCAGACGCTCCTGGCTATGAAACGATTAAAGGTCAGTACGCTGGATATGCAGCAGAGTCTGATGCTGGAGATAGAATTAAAGCAGTAACAGATACCATCAAAAATCCTCGTCCACATGTTCAACCCGATCCAATCAACGAGGTAAAGCGCAAGATCTTGAAACCCTTAGACATGTCAGTCATCCAGACGGTCTTGTTTACAATCTTGCTTGCGCTTGTAGAGTACTTGATGGTTCCCCAGGCATATGCTCAGTATCTTGTTTTCCTGACATTGTGCGTGGGTGCCTCAGCTGGAATCTATCTAAGCACTAGATAATGGGTTGTCCTTCGGAATTTGTGCTGTCTCCGGTTGGATATGGTGGGTGTGTAGTAAAGTGTCCAACTCCGTACAAGTCAGTCGTTGCTGATGGGATGCCAACGTGTGTATTTAAAAGCCCGTCTGGAGACCTTATCGCTTCCTTTCAACTTACAATTGCTGTAGGTACTTTACTTGGTACGCCAGGTGTAACGCCGAACACATCATATACTAACTCGGGCTGGAAAGGAGTCTATAACTCTGCGTACCAAGACTACACCGATAAACTTGCGGAGGCAAATGCAATCGTTGGAAAAACGGCCAGGGTAGATGAGTTATTTACTGCTCTCCAAAACGCCGAGAATTCTCGGGACACAGCTCCCGATGCATATGAGGCGGCTCGAATTGCGTACTACACTCTGGTCAAGGGCGATGAGTGGTTGAAGGACGAAAAAGCCCGTATTGCAGACGTCGAAGCTCAGCCTATTGTAGATGGCTACATTGCGCAGTACAATGGAATTCAAGAAAAGAAGAATCAACAGCAATCGACCATCGACGTTGTCAATGGCGTTCGCGATAAGATCCTCACGGTCAAGGACGATCTCACGTTTTCTGTTTCGACATTCCAGAAACAAATCGGCGATATCAAGAATCAGATTAACAAGGATAAAATTGAACAAACACAGTCTATTACGGCGGCATCTTCGTGGGTGGACACATTTTTGAACTGGGTCATTGCACTCGTCACAATCGTTGCCATTGTACTTTTGGGTCGACGATTCTATAAAGGTGGTCCAGCACCGACGATTGAAGAGATCGAAAGCAAAGCAAGACTCATACGGGCACAAGCTATGCTTAGAAATGCAAATGTTCGATCGCCAAGAGGATGGTGGTAATGCGTTCACATCTCTCATAACGACTACACGAACAACATAATGGAGGTGTCTGATCCTCGCACAGTTGCTGATTTTCAAAAGACTACATTCTGCGGACATCCACGCTCACACGTCGTGAAGGTTCTCCTTCAAAACGTGCAACTCGGTCACGCAGATTACGCTTGTTATTGGGCGCTTGAGCTATTATGTTCAGGGCTTGTGCATAGCTTGTGGTTCACATTGTTTGATGCCGCAGCTCTCCATATCAACCGAGCGAACCCCAATGTATTTATGTACTTGGCTTCGGCATATGAACGATATGCTCCAATTGAACAGGTCTTTACAGTTCACACAATGACATCCATCCGTAATAATCCAGATGTTCGATCGATTGTATGTGAGGTCGCAGCAACACTTTCTGCGTGTCGCAAAAATAAATTGCCATCACTTCCAACAATTAAGCCACTGCATGATTTTGACCCTCAGACCATTCAGGAGCATCTCAAGGCTCCTTCGCAGTTGTTTGGGCGGATCGCTCTTCGTCCCGCTGACCCGCTACCCGTTGCAGTTCCGCTCAATGAGTTTGCCTACAGCCTCCGATCAGATGTTCGTGATGCAACCCGTGCACTCTACTGGATGGCTTGGGTGTTTGCCTACTGCCGAGAGCACAAGAAACAGACAAAGCAACCACTTGTCTTTACCAATCGATTTGACGAGTTTGTTTCTGAATCACACGGAATGCACCCCGTCTGGATTTTCTGGGATGCCATTCGCAAACAAGCTCAGGCTCACGCACGACCTGTGATTGACGTCATTTATAAAATGTACTGTCTGCGCTGGAGTCCTTCGGATGCCAAATCTAGGCAACACCTTTTGATTGCTGCTCTAGTAATTGTATGTGAGGGAACCACATTTGATGCAACTGTGGTATCCGGAAATACAATTGCCGTGTCAACCGTACTTCAAGGAATGCCCGGATGGATTGATGCAATCGTCCGTATGAAACAGAGCTTCATCTAAAATGGATTTGATTTTGGCTAAGACTATGATGTTGTGGCAAAAATGATTCCTCTTGTTGTCGGATTTCTCATCAACCTGGCGACG